CGCCACTTCTTAACGTCCTCCGCGCGCTCATGCACCGCCTTCAACTCCGCTCTCCCCTTCGCAAGTAATAATTCATTCGCATCCTTACCTTCCGTAATATATCCGTGTGCCAGTCCGACTTTCCCGTATAGATAACGCTCGATCTCCGCCCGCAACTTCTCGCCGGCCTTATCGTTATCCGTCACGATGGTTACGTGTTCGATCGGAGATTGGACGATAATATCCGCCTTCCGTTGGTTGAACGAAGATCCACCGGTCCCGATTGCCGGTACGCCCGCCGTCATCCACGATTGCGCATCGATCTCCGCCTCGCATAAGACAACGCGCGTCAGCCGCCGGTCATACACGACATTCATTCCGTAAACAAGGTCCCGTATCGGCCAGCCGCCTTTGACGTACCAGAACGCCTTACCCCGGGTTGACCGATACTTTACGTTAGCGAGCCGGCCGTTAGGCAGCCGCCAGGGCAACGCAACCGCACCGCCAGCCATTCCGACACCCATTAGCCGCTGGACAGCCGTCATGATTCCGCGACCGTTCAGATAATCGTTAGGCCCCGCAGACACATCGTCGAGAATCGATTCGCTTAATGGTTCGCGATTCTTTGCGATCTTCAGCTTCGGCAGCCTGAGCGTAAGTTTTCCGTCATCTGATTCCGGCGCATACGCATCGATGAGGTATTCGACCGTCTCTTCTTCGGTTTCTTCGCGCAAGAAGGCGAGTAGCTTAACGAAACCGCCACGTGCATACTCTGCGTCATAATAGCCGCTATCGCCCCAATAGCCGGCCTTTGCGGATGTCGTATCGTCAAGATAAACGTAGAAGCTCGGTGTCCGGTCATATCGGAAAGGGCTTGCGGCCAGGAGTCGCTCATCCGTCCAAGTCGGCCGCGTCCATTCGAATTGTTCGAGTTCATATCGGATGTCGACGTCGACCTGACGGCCATTTAACGTTAAAATCGGCACTTTCGTATCACTCCTTTCGGACTAAATTTGCGGATTGTTCTATATATTACGCCCTGTTTTCGAAAAATTCCATCGTATTTTGTCGAAAGTATTCAGAATTTTCCGCGGTAAATGTTGACAATGTTATCCAACATCATCCATTTTAATTTTATTTATCCAGGCAAACTCTCCGTGATACTTTTTTGCTACCTCATTGTATGCTTTCGCCGCTTCAATTTCAGTATCAAACTTCCCGAGTTCTATATCTGTTTTATCAACAACAATCCTAGCTCTCCATTTTTGGTCTCTTTTATAGAACCCGACACCTTTGTATTTGCTTACTCTAGTGTGTCTTGGCTTCTGATTTTGTTGGTTTTGAGTCTTAGTACACACCCTTAAATTCTCTCTTCGGTTATCTAGACCGTTTCCATTTTTATGATCCACGATCTTCCCATCTCCAGGTACAAGGCCACAAATGAACCGATGCATATAAACAGCTGTGTACTTATTTACTCCGACCCGTTGGTTCCTAACAGCGTATCCATTTTGGTTATAATGCCATTTGTACTGATTCACCAACTCATAATCACTATCATCAACTATAGCGACCTTATTATTACTAAGAGGTATCTTTTTCAAGAAGACACCCCCTAAAACTCGAACTGCTCTGCGGCAGATTCGCCTTTCGGAAATTCTCGCAAAACACCGTAGTCGAATAGCGCAACGAGCTCGAGCATGAAATCTTCGCCACCATTCCGGCCTTTCTCGATTCCAATTCCGGCTATTCCCTCTTTAGATACCGAATCAAATCCGATCAAATTCGTCGCGATATCTAACAGGCGAGAGGTGGTTTTTACCTTTTCGCGAGTAGGAATTCGTAGCTCCCTCACGCCGTCTTCGCTAACCTCTTTTTTATCTACGGTCGCCTGAACGGTGTAAAATCCAACTACGTCATAATCACCCACTATATTTTCGAAACGTGTTGCAGCGTACTCGGCTGCGCCCCCTGCTGTTTTATTTACGTTCTTTCCGTAAACATCTGAAAGTCCATAGAATGGATCAAGAAAAACGGCGTCAATTTTTCCTGTACTCAGCTCCCGCTCAAGATCCGCTAATGACCGGGTCAACTCTCTTCCGCTTTTCCCTTGGAAATAAAGTGTTCCGGGGTAGTACGAATCGAGTAACTCTAAGACTTCGAAGAACTTTTCCCGAACAACATCATCCAGTTTTCCCGATAAAATAGCTTTGTTTGGTATACCTACCTTCCGGCCGAGCTCGTCTATCAATACCTCGTCGACAGCTGTTGCAATTGAAATAAGACGGGAAATAAACGTGTATTCCTTAACTTCGAATGATTTAACGAGACAGTTTGCACCTTGGCGCAGTAATGAATCGAGAATTCGACAGACTAGGTATGTTTTACCGCGCCCTGACTCACCCATGATTCCATAAATATCGCCTGTAAACCACCCCGATATCTCATTATCAAGAGTAGGAAATGGCGTCTTATAAATCCGGAATGACTTGCCTTCTTCACGCTTTTTATACTCGTCTCTAAACGATTCTTTAATTTCACTCAACGTCCGACCGATAGAACTACGAACGTTTGTTCTTATTTTAAGACTTTCGACTTTTTCCGTCAACCATGAAAATAATTCTTCCGGATTATCTTGCGCTTGGCTAAACCGTTCCGGAAGCTCCTTTTCCGCAATATCAACGAACTCTCGCAACGCTGCCTGTTTCCGTAGTTTTTCCGCAAGGTAATCGTAATTTGCCTCGATATTAAAATCCGGCTGGAAGTCCGGCACCTCGTTCGCCACCATTTCGGCCGTCGGCGCCTGGCCTCCGTGTTTCTCCGCATATTCCGTGATGTATCGGAGTGCCTTGCGTTCGCCTTCCGTTGGCAGATCCTCGGCGGTAATATTAAAGCGCAACAACGCGTTCGGATCGTTCTGTTCGATCACCTTCGATAACATTAAAACACCGTAGTTCATCCGCGATCCCTCCTCACTCTCTTAACGTAAATGACTCGTACGCCCCTTTTCGCCTGCTCTGCGATTTCAATTCGAATGCGGAAGTAGTCGGCTGCTCTCTCGAACATTCCCGAAATGAAGTCCGCAGCAACACCAATGTAATAAAACGACCAGTCTAGAGCAGCAAACGTCCACTTTAACGGATAGAGTAGCCGGTACATTATTTCGGCTCCCCCGTTCGCTCATAAAGCTTTAAAGATTCATCAGTTTCTTTTTTCTCTTCGCTTATCTCGTACTCAAAGGCTTTTTTATACTCATTTGCAACCTTCAAAGTCCGTCTCACCAGCTCGCGCAAGTTTGCTTTATTATATTTTTCACTAATTAATAATTCGTTTAATTCATCATCAGTCAAAGTCATTAAATAATTTACTTCATCAATTATTTTTTCAGACATCATTCCGCCGCCTCCAATGCTTCACTTGGAATCATGACCCCGCACTCAGGGCACTCGTAAATATTCATATGCCATAGTTCTAATTCGCTTTCGCCGCAGCTAGGGCAAATAATATCTTCCATCATTCCGCCGCCTCCAATAGATCAGGATTTCGATACACGTCGCCGATGACTTCGATTTCGTCAAGGCGCATCCAAAGGTATCTATCCATCCCTTTTTGATTGCCGATGTATTTCATTTTGTGGATACCGTTTTCCCATTCGATCACATAACGATCAACCACTTTTTTACCGGTCATAGGATTTATATAGGATTCCTCAGCGATGTCTTTTTCGTAAATCATGCGGCCTTGTCTGTCCTTCAATCCGGTGTATTGCATAATATTTTCGAAAAATCCCGTTATATCCGCATTCCCGTAATATACTCTTCCATCAAAACCAACTGCATTTAAAGGGCTATAATCCATTTTTTTAAGCGGAGCATTCCACGCCCGGAATTTAATCTCTCTCATCATCGCTCGACCTCCCGCTTCAATTTCGCCTTCGCCTCGTCCTGCTTCGTCTTGTATTCCTCGTCACCATACATCGCTTCCAGACGTTTGTAATCGTTATATTCATCGAGCAGCTCATCGATTTTCTTCGCCTTGTCTTTCGTCATTTCACTCCCCGCCTTTTCTAGTCCTTCGCTAAGCTTAGTTGCGGTATCGGCACTCGGCAATTCCGGAAGATATTCCGCCCAATGAAACGCCGTTCCCTCCGGCTCCGGATAACTTGCGTAATCAACTCCGTCAAGATATTCGTAAACAAACTGACTGCGGCAAACTAGGCGGATATCGTTCGCATCTGCGAGAATCCATTCGCCGTGAATTGCGTCTGTCAGATCGAACTCAACGTAGGTAGAGACGCCGGTATCGTCCGTTTCCTCAACGTCTCGACGCGCATCCACGAAGAATATGCGGTCAGGGTATCCGTCCACTGCGACCAGATCTCCGAAAGTGATGTCGGCTTTCATCTCCGCAGCCCCCTTTTCGATTCACCTTCGAACTCGCTCACCCAGCACAAATCGCCGATCCGGTCCGCCAGCCTTTTCTCTCCGAACACATCCGAAAGACGTCCGAGCGCAATATTACTCGTATAGACAGTCGGAAGTTGATTCGTCACCCTTGCGTTAACTATTGCGTGAAGATAGCCACGAAAGGCCGGCGTACAATCCCGCACCCCTACGTCATCTAGCACCGCAAAAGGAGCCGACATTGCAAGCGTCATCTTACGCTGGAATTCCGCCAAGCCGTCCTCGTCGTTCGTCATGGTTGCAAGGTTGAATTCCGTTTGCCATTCGTTCACATCGAGGAAATAGGCCGGTCGTAGTGACGGCGTTAAGCCCCTCCGCAAAGATCCGCTGTAATGGACGCGCAGCCATTCGTTAAGGATTGCCGCTGCTGTCGTCGTCTTTCCGGTGCCGGAGTTAGCGCTGTAGAGATACAACGACTTGATGCGGTCAGCCGGTTCGATATAGCCTTCCGTTTGCTCAAATTGGCGATCGAACGTCTTGACGTAGTTTTCAACCGATTTATATACCGCAGGCTGATCCGCTCTGGCTGGCGAATTGGCGAGCGTTGTCAGTCGATATTCTCGCGGTAAGCCTGCCGCCGCAGTTCGGCCGCCGTTGCCCGATGCGCCGTGCATTGCGATGAAGTGCGGGCATTGGCGGGTACAGGCGGACGTTCCGGCTGCTTTACATCC